GCAGATCCTCGTTTGGACTTAACTCCATATCTGTATCGAACCTTAGAAGCATTACAAAAGGAGATGAGTTATGCAGGACGCTACCGTCCAATCGATCCCACAGACGAGCCCCCAAGCGGCAGTGGCTCCGAGCAACTACGTGGCGGCAGCACCGGCAGCACCGGCAGCTCCGACCCAAGTGGCTCCGACATCAGTGGGAACGTACTACCCCCAGGCAGTACCCCAGGCCGCACCGCAGGGACTTACCAGTTACCAACCAAGCCCGTCAGTATCCGCCCCCCAATCCCAGGATTCGGCGGTACCCCAGGGCAATCCATGGGAGTCGGCATTCAACAAGGTGGTGAACCTGTTGGGAAGCCCGGTTCAATCCCCATTCCAGGGTCAACCGTCACAACCGACTCAGTACAGCCCGGCCAATTACGGAGCAACACAAGCCCAGGTACCGACCTCGGCACCATCGGCTCCGCAGACCTGGCAAACAAACCAGACCTCATCCAGCAGCTCTTCCCAAACCTCCTCGATCAACTCCTTAGAGGACGTGGCGAATCTCCTGGAGTGGAGTCCGGAAAGCCGGATGGTGGTGGCGAATTACGGAACAGAGGCTCCGGCAATTCTAAATCAGTACGCCCTAAACCTGGAAGGAATGCTTGATAGTGCAGTTGCTTGGGGACATGAAGCAACTGATACTCTCAAAGGTTATGCCAATTTTGCAGTGCAAGAGCACCAAGAAAATCTGGCTTACAACGAGATCCTGACCAATCCTGACGTTCTGTCTGATTACACCTTGAAGTTCTTCGGTCCCGAAGGTCCTTATCCGGTGTATGAATCTGAGCAAGATTTGGAAACCCCTGGTTATCCTACCGCTCCTGTTCAACAGCCAGGCATGAATGTTGCTGGTCTTCCTGCTCCTCCAATGGCAGAAGCACCTCAAGCTCCCCAAGATTTCTGGGGTGCCTTTAAGCAACAAATGGATGTTGATCCCAGCCAAGCTTGGCGGATTATGAACCAAGCAGATCCTCGCGTCATGTCAAACAAACTGTTTGTTATGGAGTGATCTAATGCAATTGGCAGGAAAATATTTGCAAAAAGCAAATGAAAAAATTAAGCCTATGCTTAATGACCCTCGCCAAGCAGCAACGGCTGGCGGCGCTGCTGCTGCTGGCCTTGCAACTCTAGGTAATATTACGTCTGGGGAAGCTTCTCAAGAAGGCCCCGGACGTTTATTATTTGAAGCTGGAAATGCTGCTCTTTTGGGCAGTATGGCTGGCGCTGCTATTCCTTCAATGCGTAGGCTTGTTTCAAAACGCACTATTGCGCAAAATTTACGAGCTGACGATATGGGCAAAAGGGCAACTGGACAAGGTGTTGAACTTGGCGCTCAATTTAGTTCCCCCGAAGGAACTAAAATGCGTGAAGCTGCAAATACCTATATGGCTGGCATACCTTATGCACAAGGAGCTTTAGGCGCAGGAATGATTACTGCAGCAGGAGGTTTGGGCGGCCTATCAGGTGGTGGTTCAGCAAACTTCTATCAATCCATGGGAGTCCCTGGATTCCAAGGTGCGATTGATCCTGAATTACCTGGTTCATCTAATACGGTGAACTCACGCCTTAACATGCGAGGTTATGTTTAAAACAGTCTAATAAATTACAGACTGCTAAAATTTTCTTTAGATAGGGCAATAGACTGCCTGAATCTTTCACCCGATTACTTACTTTTCCGAATATCTGGAGGATAAAAGAAAGTGTTTCTTGATAACGATTTTCCTAAAATCTTAGGCGCGGAATTATACCGTCCGCATCCCGCCTATGTCTGTGAAATGGCAGTTGAACCTGTCGTTGTACATGACTTTACTTCCCAGCCAGGCCAAACGGTCCAGCTTGATCGCTACAAGTTTTGGGGAGCACCTGGTACAAAGGATAGCCGTGAGCGTATTGCGGATCAAACAATTGGTACTGCTAATAGCCGCAACATCACTAAAGAGAAAGTGTTGGTTGTGCTGAAAGAGTACACAGGCCCTGCAGATCCGGGTGATCCGACTCAGCCTTCTACTTTTAAGATTGCTCGTGAGACTCTGATTACTGCTCAGCGTTTGCTGCTTGATACCGGCAACCTGAACATGTTCCACCAGAGCATTGGTTCACTGACCCTGTTAGACGACTATAGGCGTTGGCGCGACCGCGTCTTTATTGACGAGCTTGCTAAAGCTGAAGCTAATGGTGCCGCTTCTTCTAGCCAAGGTGGTTACTACTTTGCTGGTGGTAAAGAAAAAGATGCTACTGGCCGTGTTTCTTACACTGCTGCTGAGTATGCTGACCAAATTCAACAGTTCTCTGTTCGCACTGACCTGTTAGAAGTTGTTAAGGACTTGCGTAAGCGCAACGTGCCTACTTTTGCTGATGGCCTGTATCGCTGTATTTGCGATCCTGTCTTCATGCTGCACCTGCGTCGTGATCCTGACTTCCGCGAGATCGCCCGTTACGCAGGCAATCCTGGTCAAGGCATGTACATGGCTAACCCCATGATGCCTAACAACTCCAGCTTCTACATGGGTCCTCAAGCTGGTCAGGGCTACTTCCTGGCTGGTGAGCCTGTGATGCCAACTGGTGTGCAATTTGAAGGCGTCAAGTTCTTCGAGTCAACCAACTTCCCCAACAAGAACGTCACCGCTTCATTCGATGCTGGTGCTAACTATGCATCTAAAGAAGTTGCCCAAGGTTTCTTCTTCGGTCCTCAGTCTGTTGGTGTTGGTATTGGCGGCCCTAACGCTCAGGTGCTAATTAACAACAATGATGACTTCTCACGATTCATCATTCTGATTTGGCAGCTCTATGCTGGTTTTGAGATCTTGAACAAAGATTTCATCACTAATGCATTCAGTTTCGTCCAAGATGACGGTTCTGTTTGATAAGAATAAAAGTCAAAATTATTAATTTGGAGAAATAGATGGCTTATTTATCTGCCAAGAAAATTTATCCGGGTAACTTCAACGAGCCTTTAAACGGTTGGTACAAAAACATTGATACCAACGACAGTGGCTCTAACGACGCTTCAAACGGTGGTCCTACTTCAGTTCTTGCTAACCCCGGTTGGCAGTTCTATCAACTGCGTGGTTATGTCCCTGTGACTACCACCGGTTACACCTCTTCTGCCAGCGTTATCATTCCTTCCCCTTATCGGAATGATGATACTCGCACTGACATCACTGGCATGGTTGTCTCTGCTGACACCACTCGCCCTGCTTATGTCTATCGCACAAACCTTTCCGTGGCCCAAGGCTGGGGTGATGGTCGTGTTGCAGAAAGTGGCTTGATGACCTCTGGTGCTACTCAAGTCGTTGCTTTCGGCCCTGCAGGCCCTGTGAGCACGTCTGGTGTTGTCGAAGGTGCCAACCTTGTTGCTGCCTCTAACAACATCGCTGCAGGCTCCGCTGGTTATGGTACTAATCCTTTCCAGAACATCACTGGCATTGTTACCAAAGAGTGGCTGTATGAAGAGTTGACTACGGATACCACCTTCGAGGTGTATTCCAAGGCAACAACCAACGCAACTGCACTGAATGGCGGCTTCTCCATTCACGCTGATGATGTTGCTGCTGGACGTACTGGTTACATCCTGGTTGAAGTTTGCTACATCCGTCCTGATACGGCTGTTGCTTACGCCGACATGGAACAGTATCTGCCTAACCGTACTGTTAGCTGATAATTAAGGTAATATAGGACCAGAGAGTTAATCTGGTCCTTATGCTTTATCAGCACGTAAAAACAGGAGCGCGAGTTAAAGTTGTTAGTGAGTGGGATGATGGCGACTGGTTCATGATCGAAGATCAAGATGGTCGAGTCTTTACCGCTTACAAAACAGAAGTTGTACCAGACGAGAAGGCAACTAAAAAAGTTAAAACCCTTCAAGTCAAAGATGCAGCAGCGAAAGAAGAAGTTCGTAAATTCCCTCCTGAGACACGCCTTAATATCAATTCAGCAACCGCCCAAATGATTGCTGATCATATTAAAGGAATTGGTTTAAAGACTGCTCGCGAAATCAAGGAT